CATCTGGTTTGTAATGCCGTCTGAAGTGCGCATCTCAACAAGGTCGCCCAAATTGTAGTCTATTCCGTATTTGTAAGAGCCAAACTGAGGTACTTCCCCATCAAATGCTGCTAAGTCTTTGTGCTCAGACAAGGCGGCGCGACCTCTTTGAATAAGAAGGCTTGTAAGGGTTGCACCAGCCGCATCTGTTATGTCGTCAGCTATCACGTTTAAGACTCGCCTATCAAAACCAGAAATATCAGAGTTTGTGCCAACAGCATACACAATTTCAAAACCATTAGGTGCCCATACGTAAGCTACGTTCTTTGAGTTTTCTGTGGACGTAATCTCTGTAACGTCAGAAAGACTTTCTAGCTCGGGGCTAAATATAACAGCGGGATTATCTGTTTGACTAGTTGTTAAATCGTTTCCATAGTAAATCTCAAAGAAAATCTCAGACTTATCAAAGTTTCTTAGAAACCTAAAGCCCAAGTCATAAGCTTCACAGAGCTCTTTAATAACAGAATATACCGAGATTGGGCTAAACTCAATAGTTATGAGATCTGGAACAACCGCTGGGGTAAAAGTCAACATTCCTGGAATGGAGCCGGTTGTGAGAAAAGGAATTGAATCTCCTGCGCGCACACCAGTTGCATCGCGACAAATCTTATTAAATATAGCTAAAATCACGTTCCTAGGCGTGTTTGTAAGCGTCCAGTATGGCTCATCAGTTAGGTCTGATACCGTGTTTTTAGCAACTCGATCTTCAAGAATAATCTCTAAAGACTTTCCTTTTACGGTCAGCATAGACATGCCCGTGTTGTCTTTTTGATTTTCTACACTATCAACAATCATAACTCGATACGATTCATTGATTGCTAGCTTAGCGCCCTGCTTAAAAAAGCTTCGGTTTTCTTGAGTAGAATGAATTCTGAGTTCAAAATCGCCATAGCCTTGAAACCTTTCGGTCCAAATAAGAGACTCGTGTCTATCAACCACACTGTTTCTACGAAGAAGATCATCAAGAACGTATAGTTCCATTAGAGGCCTCCATACCTTTCTGTGTAGCTGATGTCATAATCAATAGCCGCACCAGCAGAACTAACCCTTATGAAGTTAGAACCTGGGTATAGTTCAACCCAAGCAGAATATGGCGATACCGCGTACAATACCGACTCGTCTTCAGAGTTGGCAGTCATCATTACTGACTTATCACCCGGCACTGTGTTTATTGCTATTGTGTTGCCAGAAACCATTGCTTTTGCAAACTCAAGCGTTCTAACCACATTATCAGGCGTCCTGTTACGAATAGCAAACTCGCTAATGGCCCTGTCGACTGTCATCTCAAATAGCACACCTGTTTCTACAGTGCCATCATAAACAATCTCTGTTTCGGTGGTTCCAGAAGTTGTTGTGCTAGACACAGTATTTAAATCAAGAGATTTAAAGTCAGGATCAAAGCAAAGAACAGATATAGCAATTGCAGGATCTTTGCTAAACAAAAACGATTCAAAAGATTCAATTCTTCCAAATATGCTTACCGTAGGCATCCCAACACTGACAAAACGCAGCTCAACCCTAGACTTAGGCATAAAGAACTGATACAGCTGACTCCTCAATCCTTGTACCGAAGTGCTTACCCAATCTGGCTCTAGTCTTAGCTTTAATATGATGTTTCTTGCCTCGCGGCTACTAGACTGGTATTGGGCCCCATCTAGCTGTGCAAAGCTAGAAGAAACTAAAACAGCTCTAACTGGGTCTAGCCCATCAATACCTTCTACAATAAAACCACTAGATGGGTCTTGCACAGAAAGGGAGAGAAGGACCCCGCGCTCATTACGAACCTCTACAGTTGTTATCATTCAGAACCACCACCCTTTCTCACATTAGACACCAAGTTTTTGGTTTGTCGGTACAGCTCAACACTAGATATAGCCTTTGGTGAATTGTTGTTTTGGACAAAAGTAACGTTCTTTGTCTCCGGCTCTTTATCAAACGACAAGCTGTTGTTTGCCGCTTCGGCAGCAACTTGCCGCTCAAACGATATAGAAGAAGCTTTGTTCTGAGTTGCGTCTATAGACAGCGAAGGAGCACCCAGCATACCTGGTATGCGCTTCGAGTCCTTACGAACCATAGAGAGATCCAACACAGGCCGAATACGCGGAGTCATGTCTACCTCACCACTAACAGCACGGAAGGCACCCTGCATGGACTTCTTGAGTGAGTCAACAGCCACAGTCCCAACCCGCTCTGCTGCACGTTTGACGTTCTTAGACGTGTTATCAACACCAACAGCAAGCCCCTCGGTTGCAGAGTAACCTAGCCTCATAAAGGCTTTTGAAGGAGAGTTAATTTCAAGCACGTTCATAGCTCCTTGAAGAAGCGCGTTACCAATACGTTCTCCAGCCCAACGAATAAGATGTCCGCCATTCTCGATAGCGGTTGATACGCCATCAATTATTGCGCGAAATAGGCGATTACCTGAGCGAATAAACTTGGACTTGTTATCTCTAATATACTCAGAAATACCATCCATGTAAGCAATAATTAAATCGCCACCGGCTTGAATAATGTCGCCAATGTTGTTGCCAATACCTTCAAGAATGTTAATGATAAGGTTTGCACCGGCATCAATTACTTGCTCAATGTTATTACCAATTCCCTCCAAGAAGGCAATGATAATAGCCATTCCCGTCTCAACAAACTGAGGAATAAGTTCTACAATTGCACTCAACAGCTCGCTAATGATTAATATAGCGGCTTCTACAAAAGGCGGAATCAACTCTACCAGAGCGGCAATAAGAGCAAGCGCCAAAGCAACAACCACGCCAATAATTACGCCAGCGTTTTCAGTAATAATCTCAGCAATAGCGACTATACCTAGTCCTATGTTCTTTGCGATTACAGGGATTTTTTCAGCAAAAGTCTCAATAGCAGGACCAAGCAAATTAAGTGCTGCAGATCCACCGGCTGCAAGCGCAGTCAAACCAGCGGCAAATAACCCCATTCCAATACCAGCAGCAAGCGCTCCAATACCAAGAAGAGTGATAGCAAAGCCCAGACCAATAAGCCCAGGCAAAGCAGGAAGCAGCAAGACGCCAGCAAGAGCCAGAATCCCTAGCGTAGAGGCCAACATTGCGAGTCCCTTGCCGATCTCATCCCAAGACATGCCGCCTAGAGTCAACATAACCGGCGCAAGAATAGCAAGGGCTGCTGCAGCAATAATCAACGCCGCAGCTCCAGGAAGAGCAGCTGTCATCAAATATAGCGCGCCGGCAATAATCAATAGCGAACCGGCCAGGATTACCGCTAGGCGACCAATATCATCCCAAGAAAGGACAGACATTTTAATAAGAGCGTCAGCAAGAATACCCAGAGCAAAGCTAGCAAGAATAAGAGCAGCAGCACCACCCATAGTCCCAGTCATAAGATTCAGACCAAGGCCTAAGACGAGAAGCGCCCCACCAATGCCGACTAGACCTTTACCTATAGTGTCTAGCGACAGCGAGCCAAAGTCCTTAAGTGCGCTAGCAAGAACTTTAAGTGAGAGAGCGACAACAATCATCCCAAGAGCAATTGGAATCATCTTAGCCGGGTTACCCATGCTTCTAGTCATGCCGATTAACGCCGCAAGAAGAACTACAACTCCGCCTACACCCTTAGCTGCTTCTTCCCAAGTCATTCCAGCAATATCAATCACAGAACTTGCAAGAAGTTTTATGCCGAGAGCAATTGAAGCAATACCAATACCAGCAGCAATCATTCCTGGAGCTTTACCCTCAAGACCCTTTGCCATAAGGACAAGAGCGCCCATAAGCACAGTTACACCAACAAGACCGCGAGCAAGTTCGTTCCAGTCAAGCTCAGCAAAACCGGCGACTGCGCTTGCAAGGATCTTGATACCAAGGGCCATCACAATGATGCCTGTACCTGCAGCAACCATGCCAGCGGACTGACCCTGCATGCCTCTAGCAGCAAGGACAAGCGCGCCAATCAAAACAGTTACACCAACAAGACCGCGAGCAAGTTCGTTCCAGTCAAGCTCGGATAGTTTACGAACTGCAGATGCTAGGATGTTAATGGCAATTGCAAGTAATATCATTCCAGTAGCAAGTGCAGACAATTTAAAGACGTTTTCTGAGACTGGAATCTTCTCAAAAACATACATTGCGCCTAGAAGCTGACCAAACAGTGTGGTTATAGCACCAAGTGCTGCTGCTAGTTTAGCCGGCTCAATATCCGAGAGCAAGAAAATTGATGCCGCTAATAGAGCAACAGCAATAGCTATAGTGACTAGTGTCTTGGCGCGAATTTCGTTTTGCATGGTCTTAAGCGTGCTAGTTAAACGACCAAACATAATTCGCATCTGTGTAACAACTTCGCCAAAACCTAAGGTGCTGTTAAAAGTTCGGACAAAAGCCTGTATTGCCCAACCAATGCTTTTTATAGCGTTACCAATAAACCAGGACAAACCTGCAAAGCCTGCAATTCCTGCGGCGGTAAATACGTCAGACCAAGAAGCCTGCTCTGCTAGATTAGTAAGCATGCCACCAATAGCGCCAAGAAGGCTTTCTATTGCTCTAGCCAACGGAGCAAAGAACTCAACAACACTTTCAAATATCCCTGAAACCCATTGCCACACGTCTCCAAGCGCAGTGCCCATTGTTTGGATTCGACTTACGCCATCCTCTGGTGCCCCAGCAAAAGCGTTAAAGAGATCCCCTACAGCGGCCGCTGCCCTTTTAATGAACTCAATCGGCGCTGTAAGAATATCTACAATTCCATCAAAGAATTTTGCAAACACATCCCCAGCTTTAATGGCCTCATAAAGAGCAACCCAGAAGTCCCCAAGGTTTGCCGTAAAGCCAAGAACACCACTAGTCCCACTAAAAATAACCCCTAATAGGCTACCTAAAGCGCCACCAACGGCCTTTAAAATTTCCCAACCAATTCCTAGAATAGCAAAGAAACCTTTAAACGTTCTTTGAAGATTTGCTGCTACTTCATTACCTATTTTGAAGTTTTGAGTAAAGTTTCGAAATCCAAGAGCAAGGTCTTTAATTGTTTTGCCAAAGTCAACTGGAAAAATCGATTGAAACGCATAACTAACAATTGAAGAAAGACGACTAAGAGTATCGAGAATGTTTCTAAGACCACGAGTAACCAAAGGCATAGCTGCTGCCAAAGGAGAAAGATCTAAGTTGTCAAGCCAAGCTACCATGTTGGCGCTTGATGCTTTTTGTATCTCGTTAATTAAACCAATCAGTGGTTCAAGAGCTGAGAAGACGTTGTCGAACACTCCTGCAAGTGAATTGAAGATGTCGCGCATTGCTTCTAGACGAACAGATGCTACTGCTGCGCCGATTCGAGATAGCGCAGCCTTCATGTTTGCGAGTGAGCCAGTGTACGTCTCGTTTGCCTTGGTTGCGTTTTCACCAAAGGCATCGTCCATCGCCTTGGCAAAGATTTCGGAAGAGATCTTGCCCTCAGAGACCATTTCTCTAACTGCTTGTTCGCTAACACCCATTGCGTCTGCAAGTGTTGCTGCAACGTTAAGACCTCGAGAAGAAAGCTGGTTTAGCTGGTCGCCCATAAGACGTCCGTTACCAGCAACCGTAGTAAAGATCCTAGCTGTATCTTCATAAGAGCTGTTAGTCATGGCAGCAACACCAGAAATACCACGCAGAGTGGTGCGCATGTCATCGCCGAGTTCTACCTGGCTGGCAGAAAGCTGTGAAGCAGCCTTAGCCGCCTCGTCAAGCCCGAAAGCAGTACCCTTTACAGCGTATAGCGCATCGGACATAGCTGCTTCTACATCTACACCAAGACCACGGAACTGGAACTTAGCTTGTTCAATATTCATTGCACGTCGAACACCACCCTCAACAAGAGGGTCGAGGACGTTGTTAACCATGGCTCCGCCGAAGGATATAGCGGATTGAGTTAGTTTCTGAATTGCGCTAAAGCCGATAACACCAAGAACAGAGAACGCCGATGCTACATGGTCGACACCTTCTGAAATGTTTGAAATATCAACATTCCGTGCAGCATCGGTAAGTTGATTCATGCCCTTTTCTGCGCCGTTTAAATCTAAGCTTTCCCTGAGCCTATCAAGAGAAGCAAGAGTGTCAGCAACCCCAGCCTCGAACTGCGCGTTATTGAACTTGAGTTCGACTACTTTCTGGTCAATATCATTCATGCAGACTTCACCGCCCTCCATAGTTTCTCTTGGATAGATTCAAATATAGGTGCTATTGCTGGATTGATGAAGTTTTGCCCTTCGACATACCCTCCACCACCAGTTCCGTGCCCGTAGTGTAGCAATACGACTACAGGAACACCATTCACAGTGTCATAGTTGTGCCAGGAGATAGAATATGATCCTGGGTCGTTATGGATCTCGTAATACCAAGAACTAGCTGCCATCCCGGTTTCAAGAGGGGTTGCGGAAGCAAGCGCGTTTACGCCTTCTTGTCCGTAGTCATTTAAAGCTGCGTAAATATCGGGCTTTACTATCGCTTTTAAGAAGTTAATAGTTTTGTTCCATTCGCCTCTTGACTTAAACGATAGCATTAGATCTCCTTTAAGATTTGATTTCTTCTACTAGAAAAGTTAAGAAATGTTGTGTCCCGTTAACTCCAGATGACAAACTAGCCGCACCAGAGAGTGAGTTAATATCATGCGACCCGTTTAGAGTTACCGTGTTGTCATAGCTCTTAAAGTAATATCGGAATTGAACCGTAAAAGGTGTATCGTAGCCGGGGTCAAATAACACAAAGTTGTTATAAGTAAGTATGTCAGCGCTTGAATTAGTCATAAGGTCATACCCGCTAGAACCCAAACTAGACCAGCCCCCGCCATTAATCCTGATTTGAGGCTCGAAATATAAACCGCCCCAGCCGGGGGAGTTGTTTCTTGCTGGTACGTTATAAGTCAGTTTAACTCGACTGTTTGCCTTAAACCCTGTAATTACAGAAAAAGTGTCTCCTAATACCCAACTATTTGTTGCCGTACGAGTGGTGGCATCTACCTGCACGTTAACAACGGCTGGCCCTAATGCGGCTTCTAAAGTAGTAACACTTGCCACCAGCGCTTGTTGCACAATTGGATCATAGTCTCCCACATTTGATGCGGCCCACACAATATAGCGGGCAACCATGTAAGGCGATAAAGAAGACGCAGAGCTTGTGTCTTGTGTGCCACTAGCTGAAGACGTAACTATGTGTCTTTCTAGAAGCGCTGTAGTCCTTGTTGTAATTTGATTCTGCTGGGCAACAGAAACAATGTTAGTATAAGAGTACGAACCCGGCCCGTCGAGATTGCTGTCAGCTACGTTCATTGCTCTAGGAACCCCGCTAGTCATACCAACCGGAGACACGTGTTGGTGGGTGTGAGACGGACCTGCGTGGGTGTGAGTATTTGCGCCACCAGTTTTCCCGAGCACATTAAACCGTGCGTCACCCACGTCCTTACCCACAAACACTCGACCGCGAGAGTCAGGCAGAATCAAGTTTGCTCCTGACACCCACGCGGGGTAGATTGCCGCCAAAGCTGGGTAAGAGGCAACGCCACCTGTGATCGTTTGGCCTTCTAGGGCAAAAGCATTAGTTGGAATTGTGTCAGAGGACCAAAGCATAATCACGCCGGGTATCATCGTTCCGCCATCTGTGCCATTTGTGCCATCTGTGCCATCTGTGCCATCTGTGCCTTTAACATTTCCAGCATTAACGTCGTCTCCGCCAGAAGTAGTTAGAATAAGATTGCCGTTTACGTCGACTAAGCCTGTAGTAATTGAAGCGTCAGCAATTTCCTGCATTTTGGCCGCAGTTAGCCCGGTTACAACAGCCATGATTCTCCTTAATTAAAAAGTTCCTACAAAATATGATTCTGTGTCGATGTAAACAGCAGAGACCCAAGAGATTTGGAAGGTGGTTGCGTTTAAAGACTCAACTACATCAGAAGGCCCTTCTGCAGACCACGTTCCATCGCCATGATCGGTAATGGTAAGCACGGCACTAAGTTCAAATAAAGCAAGTACCTCGTCTATGGTAGGTAGTGTTGCGTCTGTGACGTCACTTCCGTAAATTAAATCTTCTAGCGCCGTAAGCGCTGAGGGGTGTGCTACGCTGCTATCAATGATCAGATGCGACGACGCACGATGCCTATCTATACTTATGGGTGTGGTTTCAAGGTCCCATGAAAATATAGACGGCTCATTACCACCCGTTATTGTTTTGTATGAAGACGAGTTAAGCATGAATTGTGCGTTGTAGACAAGATGAATCTTGTAACCTTTTGATAGTCCTGAAACATCATCACCAACCATGGTCCTGTAGCTGAAATCAAAGGTCTTTTTTGGTTGGGAGCTAAAATATAGACCAGTGTAAGCTTCGGCTTCAGAAGGATAGGTATAAGCTTCTACCTTAGCAGAAAAACCCTCAGTGGGTTGCTTTGCTAGATACTTGACCCCGTCTTGGTGACCAAATATAGCTTCTGTAGACTTAGGGGCGTCTATCACGCTTAAAAGACCGTCCCAAACAACGCCGGGGCTATTATTAGGAAAGAACACTCCTCTATCAACACCAGCCTCGTAAACACGGCTTCCAGAAACGCCCCACTGAAGTCTTGACATTCTCTAGCCCCCTCTTAAGGTGTAAATATAGCTATTAGTTCTGCTACTGTTGGCATGTTGGGCTCAAACGTGTCGTTACCGTAAAGAACATCCTCAAGTGCGGTCAAATATGCAAGCGGGGCAGCCCTAGAGTCTATAACAAAGTGCGAAGTGGGCCTATAACCATCAGTCGCGACAGGCACAGTTGATACTCGCCAGCTTAGAGACAGCGGGCTTGTTGCTGCAGCAGTCAATGTCTGGTTGTTCTTAGAAGCGGGAGAGGCAATGGCTTTATAGACCAAGTGTAGCTTATACCCATAGTCAATACCATCAATATCGTTTCCAATTTTAGATCGGTAGCAAAGGTCGAAAAGCTTACGTGGTTGATTAGTAATAAACAAGCCGTTCTGCGCTTCTGAAGAACCGTCACAGGAAGCAAACTCTGGCGGAGCAGAATATGCGCCAATTGTAGCAGAGAATTCTTCGGCGCCAATTAGATTGTGGTATTTAACTCCGTCTAAGTAAAGAGGCGTAACTTCTCCTCCTGTGGGGTTCTCAGATACTGAGACAAGTCCATTCCAAGGCACGCCGTCTTGGGCAATAGGGTAAAGAACCCCTCTATCGACGCCAGCTTCAAAAAATCTTTTGCCGGAATCACCCCAGCTTAGTCTTGACATGGTGCTCCTATCCTGAGGTGTTTAGTTTGGTTAGACGGGCGTCGTTTAGGGCTTTTTGTTGAGCCATAGCTTCACGACGGCCTATCTTCTTCTTAGGCGAGTTCTTTTGATTGAGAACTTGGATTAAAGTGAGTAAGCGATTAAGGTGCCAAGTTTCACATTCTAGAGGAATTTTCAAAGTTATCATCCAATAGTAAATAACCTCAGATGTAACTATCTCTGCTGATCTAGAATCGCGCTTTTCTTCTTTAAACCACGTAGCTGTCATCTTAGACGTCATGTTTTTATTAATGGCGTTTACTGCTTCACTAGAGAGCTGTGAAAATATCACCGAAGGAACATCAAGAGTGACGCACATTGCTTCTAAATAGCTGTAGGTTTCCTCATTTGTTTTTTTGTCCTTAGAGAGGAATGGCTTTTCCCAAATTGACTCCCATTTTGAAAGAGCGACCAGGGAATGCTCAAAAGTTAAGACATACTCTTCATTGCTAAAGAATTCTTGCTTTGCCTCGTCGTAGTATTCTGTTGCTGGAACGTTAATAGTGAGCATTCCCTGGTCCTTTCTATTTGTTACGCGAAGCTGAAGAACCAGTCCGTGTCGATTACTGCCGGGAAGACATAACCAGCATTGGGCATCGCCGTGACGAGTACGTCCTCAGTGATGGTGACAACGCCGGTTACCTCTGTTCCGTCGATGTAGTAAGTAACACCAGTAACCGACGGGATGGTTACATCGTTGCCGCTATTGGTAGGCGCGGTTGGGGTTACCAGCGTGAGCGAACCTGCAAAGATTGCAATAACCTCAGCAGGAAGCGGCAAACGCGGGTCGACGCCTGTTGTTCCGTAAAGGAGGAGCTCAAGAGCAGCAAGCTCTGTTGCGCCAACCTTAGTTGAGTCAATAGTCAGAGTTGCACTAGGCTTGAAACCAGGAACCTCAACAGGCGTAGTTGTAACTTCCCAACTAAAGTTGATTGCGTCCGGCGAGTCATTAACCGTGTTGTAAGCCTTATCCGTAGGTGAAGCAAGAGCACCATAAATTAGGTGCAGCTTGTAGCCTAGCTCGTCGCCATCAACATCGTTTCCAACTCGACTGCGGTAAGAAAAGCCAAATAGCTTACGGCGTTGCTGCCCGACTGCCAAACCCGGCTCAGGGGAGCCCGATCCGGCACTGTGCAAACTCTTTGGGGTAGGTGTACGCTTCAATCGTTGCACCAAACTCCTCGACTGATACGAGGTTCAGGTACTTAATGTTGTCTGCGTACATCGGTGATGCTTCTGCGCCTGATGGGCTCTCCGAAACAGCGGTAAGGCCGTTCCATGCAAAGCCATTGACGTAGAGGCCACCAGAGTTTGGAATATAGAGAACCCCGTGGTCTACGCCTGTTTCGTAGTACCTTTCTCCAACTTGATCCCATTGAATCTTAGTCATTTTATCTTCTCCTAGAAGTAAAGTGTGTAAATATCATGATTGAGATTATCTGCAGTAAAGTGACGACTGAAACGGCTCGTAGAGAGCATCCCAATCTTTCCTGGAATTAAACTATCCGGGTTTTTGTCAATCACTGTTATCAAATATCTGTTGTCTAGCTTGTAAGGATTATTGTTTGCTGATACCGTGTTGATTACATCTCTTTTGTAGATGATACACGGGTAAAGCATTCCCGTTGTAGGTGGCTTCTGGAAATATACATTTGTACTACCTAAAAGCTCCTCAAGAAGGGTTTGTAACTCAAGCCGTGGGGCCATTGTACACCGCCCCCATCCTTAAGATGAGGCGGGGACTCTTTACCTCGACATCTGGAACTGTCCAGAGAGCCCCCGCCCATCGAATATAGCGAATGGCGTAGAAGTGTTCGTTAGCATAGGCATCTGCAATGATGCTGATTGAGTTTCCAATCTTAATATCAT